TGGGGTATTACAGCAGTTCCACCATAAGAATCAGTCTCTCCAGGTTTTTCCTGAGAGTTATCACTCTCCCCTTCTTGCTCAGAAGAGGAGTCATTAGTCTCCACAAAATCACTTGCGGGAGACTGCGAATTACCTTGAGTTTCGTGAGAATCAAAGTCAGCAACCTTTTGCTGTTGCTCCTTTTCCTTCTTGCAATACTTGTAAAGTTCCTCAGCAGCAATCAGAGCATCTGCAAAACTCTCACACGCATCAATCAAATTAATAATTTCAGTCTCTTCACCAGGATTAATATCAACATCAATAAAGTTACCAATCTTGAACCAAAGATTGGCACGATCGGCAAGATTCATTTCCGATACATTTTCATCAGAAATTTGGAAAAAGTCTTCCTCAGCAAGTTCTTTATAACCGTTATAGAAGGTCTTGGCGAGACCAGCATAACGACGCTTCATCAATTTCTCAATGCGGGCATCCTCAACCACATTCACAAACTGTTGTGGAATTTTAGTAGTTTCAGTCCAATCCTCATCTGGAGTATAAAGAGCGTGACCAACTTCATGTCCCACCAAAAGATCATAAACAAGACCACTCGCCTTTTCCCACAGAGGAAGCGTTAAGACACGAGTATGAACGTTGAAGCAAGCGGTGGAAACCTTTTTATGCTCCACTACAAGATCTTCAGTGGCAAGCAATTTAGCAAGTTGAGATTTGATTTCGTGGCGAATTGGCATCGGATTTGTTTCGTATGCAGATATCATACAAAAAAAGGAGGCATTTCAACCTCCGAATAGACAGTTTAAAAAGTGTCCTCCACTAGTCCTTGGTTGCATTAGCAAAATCCTCTACACCTTTTCTAAACTTTTCTTCTTTATCAGATAAATCATCAAAACGTTTTCTAGCAAGTTGAGCAGTTTTTCGTGCCTTGACATCAGTTGTCGCACTGCGTTGCTGAAGATCTTTAAGTCTATCACCAAAATCCTTCACACTATTTTCATTTATATTATTTACAGACCCCATAAATTGGTTAAAGGTTTTATATTTCATTTCTACCTTTGTTTTAAAAAATATTTATATACAAAAAAAAATCACTCCTTTTGGAGTGCATTTTCTTAAATGCTTTGAGACGTGCTTTTGCTTGCCTCAGTGCTTGCGGTTTAAGTTTTCGTTTCTGTTCTTTCTTTGAGTGATGCTTCCAGTTTGGAGTGTTCATATGATTTGATTGGGAAAATTAAACCATAGACGAAAAATTCTTTTTCTTTTCGAATTTTATGACACTTTCAAATTTGTCCTCTAGACCAGTCTTATGAGATATGACAAAGATATTAGCATCTTTAATCACATAACGGATAATCTTAAGAAATTCTTCTGTTCCGTATCCATCAAGTGAAGAATCAAAAATTTCATCCAATATTAAAAGATTAGTATTGGTTGAATTTTTAAATTTAGCAACTTCTCTCCAAGTAAAAAGAAGTGCCAAATCTATTCTTTGTTTTTCTCCTTCACTAAAAGAAGCATAAGAAAAATCTTCGTGAATAGGTGACTGGACGGTTTCGTTAAACTCTTCATCAAGAGTAAAGTTAATATAGAAGTCCATCATTTGCAGATAACGATTAACCTGCTGATTGATAAGAGGCAAATACTTCTTAATGATTTTGGATTTTACTCCACCGTCTTTGAGTAAACTATACGAAAAATCGTAATAGTTAATTGTGTCTTTTTTAGAAGCGAGGTCGTCGTATGTGGTTTTTAGACTGTCTTTGAAGGACTCTAACTTTTCATGTTCAGTATTTCTGTTTTCAAGTTGAGTGGTAAGTGTTTGAATTTCACTTTCCAAATCTCTGATTTGTCTTTGGCATCCAGAGATTTTAGTATTGTTTTGAGAAATGTCATTAGTTAATTTTGAAATTTCCTTCGATAAAGAAATAAATTGACGCTCTCGTTCCTCTTCCTCTTTAATTGCCTCCTCCAGTTCTTTGTAACCAGATTGCAACTCTTTTGCTTTATTTTGAGCGTCATTAATTCTATTTAGTCTGAAGTCTTCATCTATTGATTGTGTGCATGTAGGGCATACCGTATTCTCAGTAAAAAACTTATGTTCTTTCGTAATAGTCAATACTTTTTGGGAAATTTTTCCTTTTAGATTGCCCAACTTGCGAAGTTTTTCGGTGCATCCAGTAACTTCTTCCTGCAATGTAATATAATTTGATACTTGATTTTCTGTGGTTTGATTATAATTCAAATAAGAATCAATTTCTACCATTAAGTCAGAAATTTTTTTATTATTGAGATTTATTTTATCTTTTCCTCTATTTTCCAATTGTTCAATAAAGTTTTTCTGCATTTCAACTTTATCTTTCAAAGACTCTTTTTTTAATTCAAAAGTCTTAATTTCATCTTTAAGTGTTTTGATCTTTTCTTTAATAATTGCATTCATAGAAGAAAAGATTTTAATGTCCAACAAATCTTCGATTACCTCTCTTCGATGAGAAGAAGATAGTTGCATAAAAGGAACAAAGTTACTACTACCCAAAATAACAATTTGAGTGAATGACTTATAGTTCATTTTAATAATAGTTTGCTCAAACCATTTTTGTTGATCTATAGAAGATGAACTTTGATCCAGTAGATCTCCATTCCTATAAATCTCAAAAATATTTGGTTTAATCCCTCGTCTTACTTTATATTCTACGCTTCCAATTGTAAATTTTATTTCTACTAAACAATCTTTTTCATTAGTGGAATTTACTAACTGTGGTTTATTGATATTTCTAAACGCCTTACCAAAAAGAACAAAAGTCAAGGCATCCAACATAGTACTTTTACCAGCACCATTGGAACCAATAATCAAAGTGGTTAAACTTTTTTTGAAATTAATTTCAGTAAAATGATTTCCGGTCGAAAGAAAATTTTTCCAACGGATTGTCTCAAATAAAATCATAACTTTCGTATTCTTCAGGGGGTATTACAATATCATTAGGTGTAATTATTGTATATAAGTATCCGTGTACATCACAGGATTTTAATATTAAATCATCATCAATTTCTATAACATGCATTTCTGGATAATCCATTTCTTCTAACATCATGGCAAATCTTGCAGCATCATCCTCTTCTTCAAATAAATAAAGAACTTGATCTCCGTCTTCATTTGTAGCGGAATATGCTCCCTCTTGTTCTCTACCGTTGATTGTTAGTAACCACATCTCATATCATTTCGCAAGCTTCCTGATATATTTCTTTTATTAGATTTTTAATAGAAGATTTATCCAGTTGAATTTCCGACTCCTGTATATATCTATTCAATATAGAAAGAGTATCTTCAGATTCAAACTCTTCAAAATCATCTGACTCAACAATTTGAAAGTTTTCTATTATTTTTAATTCTGCTACATTAGAAGAATAAATTTTATCTACAAACTTTTCAAATTTTTTAGGGTCTGTCTTTTTTCTTACTACAAGTTTTACAATTTTATCTTTGTATTGAGTAGCATTAAAAGTTTGATGTGGAGTATCCTCGTAATATATCACATAGAACATTCTATGTGGATTATCTATTGGAGTGTGTTCTAGAGTTTCCGTATCAAAGATTGTAAATCCTCTAGTATCATTCAAATCATTCCAATATATTTCGTATGGATTTCCTAAGTAATAGATTTTACCATCTGTCGATCTAGTGTGATAGTGTCCCGAGAAGACACGTTCGAACTTCTTAAATAATTTGCTTTCCACACCATCTTCCATAATGTGTCCTTTATAAGCTGCAAATCCGTTGATTTCAAGGTGCCCCATCGCACACTTGCAAGATGTAGTTTGAATAAGTTTATAAACAGTTTCCTCATTTTCTTGATTTATCCAGGGCAATAGTAAAACATCTAAATTTCCAATTTGTACTTCAGTTGGAGAATCGTAAGTTTTAATATTACTATACGATTGAAGAAGAAGTTGAGGAGAATTTACATTATTAGTATTTTTATAGTAACAATCGTGATTACCAACGATCATATGAACATCATATTTTTTAAGTCGATCAAAAACAACTCTTTTCGCCCACTCAAGACTTTGATAATCTATCGATTTCCGACTATCAAAGGCATCTCCCATATGAATAACGGTATCAATCCCTTGCTCTTCGAGTGTAGGGAAAAATACTTCATCATAAAATTTTTCGAAGTAGTCGTGGAATAACTTCGATCCCTTTCTAGCTCCATAATGAGTGTCAGTAATAATCGCTACTTTCATATAAAATCAGAACCAAATATGATTAATGTAAACATATTTTGTACCCTCTAAAACTTCTTTGCCTCTATGGGCAAACTCCCAATGAGCAGGGAATATGAGAGTTTTGTTTTCTTCAGGAACAATTGAAATATTATCTTTAAACTCGGTTTCCCCACCAACAAATTTATCATTCAAATATGTAATGCAAGTAAACTGTCTTTTTATATGCGGAGCATCCTTGTATGGGTTATTGTAATAAGCCCAATCACCAGAATGCCAAGTTAAGTCATCTCCTTTATTATATCTGGCAAGTTTAATGTCACATATAAATCTACCACCACAAAGTTCCATTCCTTTTTTGAATTGTTCTTTTGGGAGTTCAGGAAGAAATTCAATGTACTTATCAAACAAAGTTAATACAGGAGGAATATCAAATCCTCCCTGAATTATATCTCTATTACCAAAAATATAATCCCCATCAATTCTTCCCCAAGATTCGTTTTGTTCATCAAAACATAATTCTTTTAAATCTTTTAATTCTTCTTCAGAATAAACATAATCATAAAATAAAAATTCTTTCATCAATTAATACCTAAGTTTAGAATGTACACTATCCTTGATGGAATTATAGTCGCTATAGTTATCGCCGTCAATAGAGTTATCATCACAAAAGACTTCATCAAATCCGGTTTTTTCCAAGATTTTATTTTTAATCTCTAACTGACGCTTTTCTCTTTGGATACGGCGAAGAAATGCATAGTGAATGATTTGTGTAAAGTATGCAAAAGGATTCTGAGATTTTTCTGGATCAAAATTATGAATGTATTGAACGCAGTTCTCAATCCCATCGGAAATCATATCATCTTTAAAGATATAATTAACGAAGTTTGGTTTAAATGAAAGATGAGTAGCAATCTTCAAGAAGCACTCTCCGAGATAATTTGTAATTCTTGGTTTTGGATCTCCCCTTTCCTGTGCTTCTTTGATTTCTTTTTTATACTGAATCAGGGCAGCAAGAAATTCTTTGTTATTGACGTAATGTATAGACTTTTTTCTCTTAGTCATTACTTCGGTAGAAATCATCTTAATAACTATCTTAATATCTAGATATTATAACATTTTCGCTAAGCAATTACAACGCTTGACACACGCCCCTGAAACAGTTTATAATTACCTTTGTCAGGTTTCAAGATCAATTTAATATCTATAGATTCTTATAGATCTTTTCTAATAACTCTTTAGCATCATTTACATTCCCGATATATCCCATTCGTTTGGATATGTTGGGTTTTTTATTTTTTAAATTATAAAACTTTCTAACATAAGATTGATACATTGTTATCATTTCTATATCATTTGATTCACTCATAGTTAGAACCTTTTCCATATCTATGATGAACAGATCGTCTTTTGTTGTTTTTAACCATGGTTCAATCTTATAAGCAGAACCATTTCTGGTTTGAACATTGGAAACTACTATAGGATTAGTTAAAAGAAGAACGGTTTTATCTTTTTCAAAAGAAGGAGATACTTTTGCAAATATCTCTTCTCCAGAAACTAATTTTAGTGTTGCATAGAAATCGTCTTCTATCATTGTTTTAAATTTACTGTGATTATTTCGTAATTAAAATTTTCTTCATTGTATATCTTAATTCTTTCTATGAAATGATTTAAAGTATAATTTTTTCTTGAACTATAAGTGCAATCATCAGCAATATCATAAAGAACTGCTTTGGTTTTATTATTTCCTTTTCTTAAAACTCTACCTATACTTTGAAGATTTCTTATTCTAGATTTACTAGGAGATGAGAAAATAACATTATGTAAATTTTTTATATTTACACCTGTGCTAAACACTCCATAAGAAGCAACTATTATCGCATTAGATTCAGTTTCTGTAATTGCTCTTACTTGTTCTCTTTCATCGGTGCTAACACCACCATGAACAAAGAATACTCTTCTGTTGCTAGTTGCAGAACTATTTATTAGATTGAACAGTGGTTCTCCGTGTGATTCAACTCTAGAAAATAATACTAAAGTGTTTCCTTTTAAATCTAATGCTAGATTTTTTATAAAATTATTTCTTTTCTGATGAGTAATTATAAATTGAACCTCATCCTCATAAGTATCAAATTTTTGGGGTTTATGTTTTAATACAATACATCGAATATCTAATGTGGAAAGATGACCTTGTTCCATTAGATCCGATGTTTTAGTAACCTTATATGAAGGTCCAAATAATCCTTCAAGAACCCATTTATGAGTTTGAGTTCCATCGAGAGTTCCAGTAAATCCAAATCTATATTTTGCGTGATGAAGTTTGGTCATTATATTAATTAATGACTTACTCTTGAACAAATGTGCCTCATCACCTAGAATAACCTCATAATCTTCAAAGAAACTTTTTTCAAGTTTATAAATTGATTGCCATGTAGTAATAGTTACTGGATATGTATTATTCTTCTCTCTTCCACCATAAATTTTATGACAATATGAACCAGCATCCCATCCATAGTCCTCAAAGTCTTTATACATCTGCTCTACAAGAGATGTCGTTGGAACAACTAAGAGAATTTTTTTGCCTTTATCCACATAATATCGCACGAGGGAATAAATCATCAGACTTTTTCCTGATGCAGTGGGACTTATTAATAGTTTTCGGTTATGCCTTAGAGCATCATATACTCCTTCTATTTGATACTCCCGTGGAGAATGAGAACAAATAGATCTCATATAATCTTTTACGCCCTCATAAGAAATCTCTTCATTGATCTCATATGGAAGTCCATAGTACTTATTATTTTTAAATGAAAAATTGTATCCGTGACTTTTTAATTTTTCTGCTATCTTATCAATAAGTCCAACATAAATTTCACCGTTATGGACAGACAATAATCTGATTCTTCCATCCCAGTGTCTATTTCTCATTTGTGGCATGAACTTTGCCCCTTCCACATCAAAAGTGAAGTATGGTTGAAGTTCATATAAAATATGAGGTTCACATTCAAGTTTGATGAAAACCTCATTCTTTTTCGATATTACTACATCACTCATAGCATAAATTATTGCTATGAATATTTATTACCCAAGCCCAGACTGGAATCTCATAAATTCAATACTATTCTTAATTTGATAAGTTCTATTATGAATCATCTTCAAAATATTTTCAATATATGAAAGCATGACATCGTAGTATTCCACTTTTAATGAAGATTGGGATAATCTTTCATCTGCATCAAGATATTTTTGTAGAGTATCCTTATCTCTTATTTTCTTTGGGAATGGATCTTCTTGATATACCTCTGGATCTGCTTTCCCAGAATAATACTCATATCTTTCGTGACGAATATTTCTTTTTTGTTGGTCTGCTCTTTTTCTTAATAAGAGAAGTTCATTATAAAGATTATAATATTTTGAATGAAGAATTGGGATGTTTAAAGATTCAACATGCAAATTATCCATATCCATTTTAGAATCTTGCTCCCACATTTTTTGGATTGTATCCAAATCTATACTCACAATGGATTTCCTCGTTTATCTACAATATTATACATAGTATACTTGAATGATACTTCTGCTGTAAAGTATTCAATATCTTCATCTGTTGCATCAAACTCAAGTGAAGAAAGAGAATATGGAAACATATCTTTAAAAACTACGTTAAAATTAAAATTTTGATTACTATTTAAAACCTGTAAAGTTCCATCCGAATACACAGATAACATTTCATTTATTTCATTATTAACTGAAGTATCTCCAGGAGATCTTTGTAATTTATAAATTTCATTTAATGATTCTGGAAATCCAAGTCCTCTCATCCAATTTTGGATTTCCATATAATTTTCTAAATTTTCATCAACAATAAATCTAAGATTCAAATCACCAAATTCCATCTTATCTCCAGGTTGTGGAAGAGTTCTAAGATAATTTGGTTGCTCTGCTATCCCTAAAGTTATATCTGGTATATTTGCACTATTCAAAAAGAATGCAATTTTGGGAGATCTAGTTAAAGTAAATATAAATCCTACAGGAGATAGAAAATTTCTATTCTCTATCTGCTTACTGTAAATATTTCTAGTCATATTTTTTATAAGTATTTATTTGGTTTTCATAAAAAAAGAGGGTCCAAACGGACCCTCTGAAAGTATGTGAATAAGATCACATAAGGTTCTTAACCTGTACTCTTCTGTAGTAACGGTTAGAATTGGTCTTAAGACGACCCAGACCTTGATCCAGACCTTCAGCAAATGGGTTAGCAACAAGACCATAACGAGTCTTGAATCCAATTTTTGGCTGGAAGGTGTCCTGACCAACGGCACGAACCATTTGGAGAGGAACGTATGGGCAATAGAACAGACCTGCATCATAAGGAGAGGAACCCTTATAACCTACAACGTAATACTGTTGAGCAGCAACGTTAGCAGCATAAGGATCGATATATACGCGGAACTTACCGAGCAGAACACCAGCAAAGGTGTTACCAGTGTCATCAACGTTGAGGTTTGCATTCAGTGCAGGGGTGTAATCAAGAACACCAGCCATGCTCAGAGCAGAAGCAACGTCAGCAGAACACATAATAACGTTACCCTTTCCTCTACGAGTTCTTTGTGCGATTGCGTTAGCGTCGCGCTCGATTTGGAACAGAAGACCCTTGAACTTCTCAACAGACCAACGACCGTTGGAATCAACGTCGAGGTCAAATACACCTTGAGTTGCAACGTTAGTTGCGGCACCCTGTTCAGCAACCTTATAGATGGTTCTGATAACTTCGCGGTTGATCTCAGCAAGAATCTCGGTTGAGAGAATATTTGCGAGTTCCGCTTCAGCATTCAGACCGTGGATTGCCTTCAGGTCTTGTGCAAGCTCAAGGCTGTACTCAGCTTTCAGCGCACGGGACTTTGCTTCAACCAGAACTTTCTCGATCGAGAAAGCCATTTCGTTGAATGCACCAGTGTTGTCGCCCAGACCTTCTGCATCGCCAGTGGTCATTGCCTGACCGACGTTATAACCAGTCTCGCTTGCAGTTGCAGTTGGGTTGAGCAGACCTGGGTTGGATCCTGCTTGTGCAGTAGTACCCATACCAGATACTGCACTGGTCATACCAGAAACATTATTGAACGAAGCACTCTGACCAGAGAATGCAGTATTTGCTTCGTCGAAGAACGCTTCGGTTCCAGCCTGATTGGTATAACGGGAACGCATTGCGAAGATGAGTCCAGTAGGACCACTCATTGGTTGAACACCAGCAAGATCATATGCAACGAGGTTAGGCATTGCACGTCTGATCAGAGAGATCAGAACTGGGTCAAAACCAGCTACAGGACCACCTGGAGCTGCGGATCCACCGAATCCACCAGTACCAGCGTCGTTGGTTGGTGCTTCAGTCAGGAATCCGCTAGAGAAGGATTGCTCTTCTCTGAGGAATTTTTCTTGGTTTTCGAGCAGGACTGCGGTTACAGCTCTTCTGTGCGAATCTTTGATTGGGTCAAGACCCTCATAGTTCAGAAGTGGTGCCCACTTTTCCTGCAGATGCTCGGATTGGAACATTTGCTTTTACCTTTGTAACGTGTTTGTTTTTGTTTGATTTAATATTAAATTCAGCGTTTTGCAACTGCTGAAAGAGTTCTCAGATAAGCAGCCATCGAATCTGAGTGGAACTCAGGGGTGACATCTGCCGATTCCGAGATGGTTTCAGGTGTTGCAGTTGGAGCAACTGCTCTTGAAGGGAAATATGATTCCTTCAAAGTCTCCAGCTTTTCACGATATCCTGCTTCACTTTCAAACTCAACACTTTCGGCAAGTGAAGCGAGCTTTTCTTTCTGAGTAGCAGCGAGGCCCTCGGAAATCTCATCAAAGATTCTATCAGCAACCGACTCGGAGAGACGCTTGTTGAGTTGAATATTTCTCTCAATTTGCTCGTTGAGTTTTTCTTCCATTTCATCAAGTTTTTCTACCATGCTCTCAAGCACATCATATTTATCTTCAGGGATTGATACATAATGCTCTTCAAAAAGTCCTTTCAGACCAGTCATGAAGGACT